GATCACCACCGATAGACGAGATAGATATAGATGCAAAAGCTTCAGAAGAATTTAGTTCCTTGATAATAAGTGATTATCATAATCAACATTCATTCGACAATGCAGAGAATCTATCAGACCCCGAAGTATTCGAACCAAGAAAATTAAATGATAGTGGGACATTAGAAAGAAGAGCTCTCATGCAAATTTTAAATCAACATAGAATGCAAGTCACATTACCTCTCAGAACAGATTTGTCTGTAGGTATGGTTATACAATTAAAAATTACACCACCCGAAACCATGGGTGAAGGTGACCTGATAGATAAAGTAAATGATGATAGATATCTCATAACAGATTTATCTGTACAAGGAGATACAATAAAGAAGACTGGACTTTGTGTAATTGAGTGTGTAAAAGAAAGTTATGCACAAAAGATTGAAACTGCAAAACCACTTGCAGAGAAATCAGCTGGAGACGAAATATAATGGAATACTTTTACGGGATAGTTGAAGACCGACAAGACCCTTTAAAGGTTGGTCGTGTTCGTGTCCGTATACACGGGATTCATACAGATGAAAAAACCCTGATTGCCTCAGCAGACTTGCCATGGTGTCAGGTTATTCTTCCAACAACTTCGGCAGCTTTATCAGGACTAGGAACAGGTCACGGACTCGTGGAAGGGTCTACGGTATTTGGTTATTTCAGGGACAAAGCAAAACAAGACCCAATAATATTAGGAACTGCAGCTGGTATTCCACAAGCTGGATATAAAGAATCTATTACAGACGAACTTATAACAAGAGATATAGAGAAAGGATTTAACGACCCTAGAGCATTAACAGTTGACGATTACAAAGGTGGTTCAGAACAACCAAACCCAACTCAGGATTCAAGAAGAGGTTGGGGTCTTACTACTGCAATGGATACTGCACCAAAGTTTCCAAAAGAATTAAAAATCAATTATGATAATACAGGTTCTACAGTAGAAGAACTAGAGGTGACAAAAGATATGTTGCCTTACTATCCATTGTATACAGACGATTCAGATTATTCTGTATATGCAAGAGGTTCAGTATTAGACCATAAGATAAAAGAACTAAAAGACAAAGACGGCAATACTATTGAACACCCCGATACACAAAAGATTCTAAAAGATTTTGTAGATGTAGATTCTGCACCAGTATATCCTTATAATAAAGTTCAACAATCAGAATCAGGACATGTATTTGAGGTTGACGATACATTAGGCAAAGAGAGAATAAATGTTCACCATAGGTCGGGAACATTCCACGAAATACATGCAGACGGTTCAGAGGTCACACGAATCGTAAACAATAATTATACTGCAATTCTAAAAGACGATAAAGTCTACATTGCTGGGAATACAGATTTACAAGTTGGTCATGGTAATGTAAACATAACAATTGATACTGGTAATGTTGATATGAAAGTATTAAAAGGTAATGTGACTTCTGAGATAACAGAAGGTAATCTCAAAGCAGATATCCTAAAAGGAACAACAGATGTATTATCAGAAGGTAAGATAACAATTACAGGTAATAATACAACAGAGATTATATCAGACACTACAATATCAGGAACATTACATGTGACTGGAAATCAAACAAATGAGAAATCTATTGTTGCAGACGGAGAGATACAAACTAAACAAGGCAATAAACCTAAACTATCTAAACATACACATACAATTAGTTCAGGTTCTTCTGCTGGTAAGACAAAGAAACCTGATTAGTTTGTATAAATAGTATTATGGTCGATTATGTAAAACCCAAAAGTAAAACAACTACAATTAAGTCTGCATACAGAGACCTTGATTTGTTTTTTACTGCACACCCTATAACAGGTGATGTTGGAACTAAATCAGATACAGACGCAGTTCGTAGAGCAGTTAGGAATATAGTGGAAACAAACTATTACGAGAGACCATTTAAGCCTGGCTTCGGTGGAAACATTCGAGGACTATTATTCGAATTAGATACCGATAGAAAAGTAAGAAGAGCAAAAAAGAGAATAAAAGAAGCAATAGAAGATTTTGAACCAAGAGTGGAAAATGTAAAATGTGATTTTAGTATGGAAGGTAATAGATTACATGTGACAGTCTTTTATAATATAAGAAACGGTGTATCCAATCAAGAGATACAATTTACAGTAAATAGGACACGATAATGGCAGTAAATAGTTCACAATTAAATATCACTGATTTAGATTTTGATAACATTTCAGATAACCTTAAAAATTATTTAAAAGGTCAAGATGTATTCAAAGACTATAACTTCGAGGGTGCAACCTTATCAGTTTTGGTTGACCTTCTTGCATATGCATCACATATCGGTGCAATCAATACTAACATTGCAGCTTCAGAATTGTTTTTGGATTCTGCACAAATTAGAAAGAATGTAGTTTCTCGTGCAAAGGATTTAGGATTCACACCTTCAACAGAGAAAGCTTCTACTGCAAATGCAGAGATTACATTAAGGAATGTCAGGAGTGGAGACGGAACTATTCCCTCAGTTGCAACTATGTCTATGCCTAGAGGAACACAATTCAGAACAACATATGAAGGTGTTAACTATGAGTTTGTCACTGCCTCAACTTATACACCTTCTGTAGACGGAACTACATTTAGATATTCAAATGTAGATTTAGTTCAAGGAACATTTGCTCAAGACCAGTTTATAAATGATACACAAATTTCAAATGCCAAATATGTATTGTCGAATGCAAGAGTAGACAAGACTAGATTGACAGTCACAGTTAACTCAGGTGGTACAAGTTCAACATATGCATTATCTACAGACATATCAACTATCACTACAACTTCTAAAGTCTATTACACCCAAGAAAATGAAGAAGGGTTTTTAGAGTTATACTTTGGTGACGGCACATTAGGTGCAAAATTATTAGACGGTGATATTATAACAGTAGATTATGTTGTTGTCGATGATTTACATGCAGACGGTGCCAGTAAGTTTACACAAATATCTGCAATCAATGGATTCTCAGATTCAAGTATAGTTGTATCGACAGCTGCAACAGGTGGTGCAGAGAAAGAATCTATTGAGTCAATCAAATTTAAAGCTACAAAATTCTATACTTCTCAAAACAGATTAGTCACACTAAACGATTACAAAGCAAAAGTTCAGGAATACTATCCTAACGCAGATGCAGTTGCAGTGTGGGGTGGTGAAGATAATAATCCACCCGAATACGGAAGAGTATTCATTGCATTGAAACCAAACAATGCAGACTATCTTTCTGAAACAGAGAAGTCTTCGGTTATATCAAACTTAAACAAATTAAATATGTTAACGGTTAGACCTAAAATCATAGATGCAGATATCGTGAAGATATTGATATCTTCTACTATCAAATATAATCCTAGTTTAACAACACTTACAGCTGGTGAACTAGAAGCGTTAACAAAAAGTACAATCAATCAATTCGATACAAATAACCTAAACGGATTCGATGCAATCTTTAGACATTCAAACTTAACTAAAGAAATAGATGCAGCTGATTCTGCAATTCTTTCTAACACAACAAACATTAGATTGAAGAAGAAGTTAAGACCAACAATTTCTACAAATGCAAAAGGTTATACAGTTTCTATAGGTAATGCTCTATTCAATCCACATTCAGGACACAATACTGATGCTGGAGGTATTACCACAACAACAGGATTTAAAGTTGGAGGTGACTCAGTTAATACTCATTTCTTTGACGATGACGGAAAAGGAAATTTAAGAAGGTATTACCTATCAGGGTCAACTCGAATTTACAAGGACAATGCAGCTGGAACAGTTAACTATTCCACTGGGTTGATATCAATCAATGCCATCATTTTGACTTCTACAGTTAATACTGATACATCGATTGACTTCACAGTCATACCTTCGGGTAATGATGTGGTTGCAGAAAGAGGGAACTTAATTGATATCTCTAGTGACGACATTAAAGTGACTGCAGAAGTAGACACCATTGCAAGTGGTGAAAGTAGTGCTGGTGTAGGTTTTTCTACAACCTCTACCAGTAGTTATTAATAAATGAAAAAAGTGGTCGGGAGTCCCCCGAGTAGTTTCCCATTCAATTGGATTATAGGAGGAAAAGAGAATGGCAGATAAGAAAATAACCGCCTTGACGGTAATGAACGGTTCCGAGGTCGATGCAGATGATATTCTTCATGTTGTAGACGAGCCAGGTGGAACACCAGTAAACAAAAGACTGAATATCGGTTCTTTGTTTGAAAATATTCCTACTCACATAGCAATCAACGATGTTGTCACAGTAAGTGCAAATGGTTCGATTGCAAATGGTGGAGTTATTGCAGTTGACGCTGACTCAGTCGGTGCTGACCTTGCATTATCACTACCTGATGCAAGTGATACTGGAACATTAAAATTCATCGTCCTAGTGACAGAACCAGCAGGTTCTTACAATGTTGTAGTCACACCAGCTAACTTTACTGGTGGTTCAACAATCACTATGGGTACTATAGGAGAAAGTGCTACATTAATGTGGTTAGGTTCTTCAAATGGTGGGTGGAGTTTAATTTCACATCACGGTGCAACAATAGCGTAATAAAATGGCAAAGAATAATTTTGATATTGACAGACTATCCGATAGGATTTCTACAATCTTACCTGAATTCATTCAGGAAGATGCACCAGTATTTGAGTTATTCTTAAAGTCTTATTTCGAGTTCCTTGAAGCAGAGATATTAGTTTTATCTGATGCCGAAGCAGACAAGGACGAGTTGGACAAGATTCTTCTAGAAGACTCCACAGGGGGTCTTCTAGTCGAACCTGCTACGGTGAACCCAACACCCGATGCAGATATATCAAAACTAATATATGAACAGGATAAAGAACCTTTTAGGAAAGGTAATTACATTGTAGGTTCTAAGACTGGTACAGTTGCAAAGATAAAAACAATAAACGACAATACATTTTATGTCGAAACAATACATGGGTTAGGATTTGACAAAGGTGAAAAAATTACCAATAGGCAAGGTGGTATTACTGGTGTCGTAAAATCATTTAAACATAATACTATACTTGCAAATAATCGACTACTGGACTATTCAGATGTCGACCAAACTACGGAAGAGTTTTTAGATTACTTCCAAAAAGATTTCATACCGTCTTTAGACTTAGACGATACTAAAGACCCAAGATTAACAATCAAAAATATATCAGACCTTTATCAAACTAAAGGTACTACAGCTTCATTAGAATTCTTAATGAGACTTCTATA